CACGACATGAAGGATGTTGGCGCTCTGCTCGTAACGAGCCAGCCGCCATGGGCAAGGTCGGTGACAGATTCAGAGACGGCTGGCTTTTGGCCAGTTATCAACGAGTCCGATCTTGATCTTGTCCCAGGCAACAGAGTAGCCTTCGTACCCAAAACCGCTGTCACCGATCGTACTATAGCAATCGAACCTTTGCTAAATGTCTATGCCCAACTTGGACTAGGCACTATGCTTAGGCGTCGGTTGTTACGGAACGCCGGTTTGGATCTAGACGACCAGTCTCCTAATCAGGAGATGGCACGGATAGGTTCCCTTGACGGCTCTCTGGCTACTATTGACCTTTCGAGCGCTAGTGACACTGTCGCTAGAGAAGTTGTCCGTTTTCTCATGCCACCTATGTGGTTCGAGAGGATGGACATGACCCGTTCAAAAAATGGGTTCTTGGATGGTAAATGGTTCTCCTATGAGAAGTTCTCCAGTATGGGGAACGGTTTCACATTTGAGCTAGAGACCTTAGTTTTTCTAGGTCTCGCACTCTCATGTGTGTCTCACCTGGATCTCGATCCCCTAAAGGTTCGAGTGTATGGTGATGACATTGTTGTACCTGTCGAAGCTTACGCTCTTCTAGTTGAGTGCCTGGAGTTCTGCGGTTTCGAGGTTAATTCCTCAAAATCGTTCGCTTCAGGTGTCTTCCGGGAGAGCTGCGGCAAAGATTGGTACGCAGGGCATGAAGTTCGTCCCCTTTTTCAAAAGAGTACCCTAAATGAGATTTCAGATCTCTTTCGCCTTGCTAACGGTTTGCGCATGCTTGCTCATCGGAGGAACAACCTTAGTGGTTGTGACCTTCGATTGTTTAAGCCATGGCTTACCGTCCTGCGGGCGGTCCCTCGTTCAGTTCGTCTCCACTGTCGGGTCCCTGCTCACGCAGGTGACTCCGACGGAATAAAGTCGAATTGGGACGAGAGCCAGGCATCTTCCTTTGTCATCTCTAACAAGGATGGCTGGGAAGGTGTGTCTGGTTTAAGGTACCGGACGGCGCCTTTACAGGCAGGCAAACCGAGTAATTTACTCGGTGCTATAGCAGAAATGCTATACCGTCTTGGGGATAAAACAACAACAATACTCACTTGCGAGGCTCGATCTTCTTCCATCTCTCCTTTAAGAGTTGGAAGGGATTACGAGTATGTGCTACAGAAAGGGGCCTTCTTCGGCCCCTGGACTGACTTTGGG